GCAGCCACGGGTGCAGTAACAGTAACTGCGGATTTATCTGCTTCAGGCACAGCTGATAATACTACTTTCTTAAGAGGTGACAACCAATGGGTGACAGTAGCTGGCACAACTTATGACTATTCTAGTGCACAATCTGGAAGTAATGTAAATTTAAATTTAATACCTTCAACAGGTATAACAGACACGGTAACTTTAGTTGCTGGTTCTAATATTACATTAACAGATAATGGCAGCAATAATGTAACAATAGCGGCCTCCACAAGCGGTGGTGGTACTATTGAAAAAAATGATTTTACAGGTACAGGATCGCAAACGCAATTTACATTAACAACCGCACCGGCATCAATATTATTTACCGATGTATATATTAATGGTGTTTATCAAGAAAAAGAAACGTATTCTGTAACAGGTACTAGCCTAGATTTTACAACAGCACCACCATTAAACGTGTCTATAGAAGTAATGTCTATTATTGTTTCTAATTTATTACCCGGAGCAAACACATTAACTACTAATGATTTTACGGGTACAGGTTCACAAACAAATTTTACATTATCAACAGCTCCGCCTAATATAGATTTTACTAGTGTATATGTAAGCGGTGTATACCAGCAAAAGGGGCAGGCTTATACGGTGTCAGGTACAACATTAACATTTACAGAAGCGCCAGACCTTAATGATACAATTGAAGTTGTTATTATATCTTCAGCTTCTTTAGTTAGTGTTAATGTAGATGATGTAACAATTCAGAATGGATCTAATGGTCTTGAAGTAAAAGATGATGGAATTACAACACTTAAAATATTAGATGCAAATGTTACAACTGCAAAAATTGCAGATGATTCAGTTTCTTATGAAAAATTAGGAAGTCGTTTTACAGATAAACAAGATATTACTGCAACTTCTGGTACTATAAATTTAGATGCTTCTTCTTATGCAATATTTGAATTGACTTCAGCACTTACAGGTGCAACTACACTAAATATACAAAACATTAAAAAAGGACAAGTAATTGACATTCTTGTAACAGGCACACAAACCATCACAATGGCAGACAACTTTACAACCTCAACAATCAATCAAGCGGGAACTGGTGTTTATGATGGTGCATCTTCAAACCATATTCAAGTGGTATGTATTGATGACAACGATTCGGATGCAATATTGATTTATTCAGTTGCAACATACACAAATAAGACTGATCCATCTTAAAAATATAAAAAATGAAGGGAATAAACTTAAACGGTACAATAAAAACATATTCTTCAGTTCCAAAAACTTGGGATAATATACTTGGGGTAAATTATATGTCGGACGAAGATTTAAAAGATTTTGGATTTTACGATGTTGTAAGACCAACAACAAAACAATCTGAACAACTTGGCAACATATATTTTGACAAAGCAAATGAAGTATTTACATACCCAGTTGAATCAAGAACATACACCCAAACGGTTGCGGAATTAAAAGAACAAAAGATTGCAAATCTTAAACATTTATACAATTCACAACTTGCAAAAACTGATTGGTATGTTATTCGTGGTCAAGAAGGAATTTCGGTTCCACAAAGTATCGCAGACAAAAGGTCGCAACTTCGTGAAGAATGTAGTTCAAAAGAAAATGAAATTAATGCTTTAACAACAAAGGCAAGTATTATTGATTACGAACTTCCAAATTTTATATAAATGGGATTAAATAAAAGACTTATTGACCAAGCGGGTGCTGGTGGTATTGATGGAACACAATATTTTGATGTTCAAACATATACTGGAAACGCGGCAACAAGAACATTTACAACTGGATTTCAAACCGACCTTGTTTGGGTAAATAAAAACAACAATAATGGTAATCTTTATGATTCACAAAGAGTGTTTTATCGTATTGATCCAACTTCAGTTCTATACCAAACAGTAGATGGAGGTGGAATAACCGCATTCAATTCAGATGGTTTTACAATGGGTGGTGGTGGAACTGTTAATCAAAATACTCAAGATTACGTTTATTGGGCTTGGAGTGGTGGTGGTTCAGCAGTATCAAACACTGAAGGGTCAATAACCTCAACAGTATCTGCTAATCAAGATGCAGGGTTTAGTATTGTGAAATATACAACTCAATCAAGCGGTACTGCAACTGTAGGACACGGTCTTTCTTCGCCTCCAGATATGGTTATTGTTAAAACCACAGGAGTTAATGATTCTTGGCGAACTTATCACTCATCTTTGGGAGCAGGTTATCAAATATTTATAAACTTAGATTTAGATGCACGTCCTACCGCAAATCAATGGAATAATACTGCACCTACTTCAAGCGTTTTTAGTCTTGGAACTGATAATGCAGGAAGTTACGCAACAATAGCCTACTGCTTCCATTCAGTAGATGGTTATCAGAAGGTAGGGGGTTATACGGGAGATGGAACTTCAAATAATTCAATTACGGGACTTGGATTTCAACCAAGATTTTTATTATTAAAACGAACTGATGCAAGTTCCATTGGAAATTGGTCAATATTTGATTCAGCAAATGGAGTAAGCGTTAGAAACTATGTAAATATTGGAAACGGATGGCAAACTGGTACAAGTTTTGTTTCTTCTTTTGATTCGGATGGATTTACGCTTGGAACCGCAGCGGAATATAACATAAATTCTGCAAGTTACATCTATTTAGCAATAGCATAATGCAAGATTTAAAGATAGCTTTTACTAGTATAATAACAAATAATACATAAAAAATGGCATTAACACAAGTAACAACCGATTTATTAAATAACGGAGCTGTAACAAATAATAAAGTTGGTACAGAATTTAAAACTAATTCAGTTTTAACGCCAGGCGCAACAATTGATGTTGGTTTTGATATAGCACAAGTATTTACATTAACTCCAGATCAGAATACAACATTAAATATAACAAATCCTGTTGTAGGTATTTCTAAAGTAATTGTAGTTACAGGGGCAGGTGCAACTAATACAATAAGTTTCACTGTTGGTGGTGTTGCTGGTACATTTAATTTAATTGCTGGGGAATACGATGATACCGCTGCATTAAAGAATTTTATACAAATAATGTGTGTTAGCCCAACTGAATTTTGGTATTCAATTTCACAAATCGCAGTTTAATATGTTTGGACAAGGTTTAAATTTTGGAGGTATTGCTGGAGGAGGAGCAGGAACTGATGTTGATTTTTTAGTTATTGCGGGCGGTGGTTCTGGTGGAAACAATTGGGCAAATCCTGGTTATTACTCAGGAGGAGGAGGTGCAGGTGGTTACAGAACAAGTTTTTCAACTTCTGGTGGAAACTCATCAGCCGAGGCTAAGGCTGCCCTTGTTTCGGGTACAAAATACACCATAACCGTTGGAGGTGGTGGAAATATTTCTTCGGGAACTGCTTCTTCTATAACAGACCCCAATTCTACTATTATAAGTAGTGTTGGAGGTGGTCGTGGTGGTCTGGGAACTGGCACATATTCTGGTACAGGAAATGGCTACTCTGGTGGTTCGGGAGGTGGTACTGGTACAAAACCATATATCGCAAGATCTGGTGGTGCAGGTACTCCCCAACAAGGTTTTAGAGGTGGAAATGGTTTAGAATGTAATTCCTTAGTTGGCGCTTCCACAGGTGGAGGTGGAGCAGGGGAGCAAGGAAAAGATGCAATACCTCCTTCGCAAGGTGGTTCTAATTGTACAGCTACTAATGGCGGTAATGGTTTAGCCACATCAATTACAGGAACTTCAATAACTAGAGCAGGTGGTGGTGGAGGTTTTAATCGACCTGGTGGTACAGGTGGTGGTGGTCACGGCGCACAAAATGATCAGGGTGGAGGTATGGGTTCAGGAACACCTAACACAGGAAGCGGTGGGGGTGGTAGCGGAAGATCAGGTTATTCCTACGAACCTCCAATGATTGGTGGTACTGGTGGTTCGGGAGTGGTTGTTTTAAGAATGGCAACGGCAGACTATTCGGGAATTACAGAAGGAAATCCAACAGTTGACCAATCTTCAGTTACAGATACAACTATTTTAACATTTAACGGAAGCGGTTCTTATACTCATTAATTATGGCACATTTTGCAAAACTTGACGAAAATAATATTATCATACAAGTGCTTGTTGTAAACAATGAAGTACTTCTTAATACAGACGGAACTGAATCTGAATATAAAGGAAAGGTGTTTTTAAATGGGTTGTTTGGAAATGCAACTTGGGTGCAAACGTCTTACAATGGAAATTTTAGAAAACAATTTGCTGGAATTGGTTACATTTACGATGAAGTAAATGATGTTTTTATCACACCACAACCGTTTGATTCTTGGACATTAGATGAAAACTTTGATTGGCAACCGCCGACACCTTATCCAACAGACAAGCAAGATTACCAATGGAATGAAGAAACAACTTCTTGGGATATAATAACTGAATAAAAAAATAAAACATGGCATTAACTAAAATAAAATATGGTGTATTAGGTGATCAATTTACAACATCTACTGCATTAACTCCCGCTGCTGATGTAGATATGAATTTCACGGCTGCTCAGGTGTTTACAATGACATCTAGTATTGCTGTGGATATAAACTTCACAAATGCGCAAATTGGTGATACTAAAGATTTAATTGTTACTGATTCCGGGGGTACTTCATCTCTTACATTTGATATAACAACTAACACTATAACCACAATAGCGGGTACATATAGTAACACTGCAGGAGCTGCAAACTTTATACAAATTGTTTGTATTGCACCAAATACATTTTTCTTATCAATATCACAAAGTATATAAAATATGAAAGCAAAAGATTTTAATGGGAGTATTC